TAATAAATGCCAGTGTCATCAATAAGAATTTCAGTAATGGTGAAAATTATGGATGGGTCTAGAAGGTATTTTACTGTGTTGCTTATGGCAAAACGTGTGTCCATTTATAATCCTTATCATTTTTAATAGACCTAGAACTTAATTTAACCTGAAAGGAATGTAAAGCCAGAAACTTAGCATAATGCAATAACTACACATTAGAAACTGTTTACAACTATTTGAATTTATTATACTATAAGAAAAATGGGCGAGTATCACATCCTTTAGGGAGTTGCAGCACCCATGCTATTGCCTCCCTATCTCTTTACAGCTTAAGAACAAAAATATAAACAATTCTCAAATGACTTTTATGCAGCGTTAGTCATGCTAAAAACAAACCTGAGCAGAAATTGGTATTCTCTACCAGATAGTGGACATTCAGATTTATGGGACAGCAAGGAACTTAGCTGAGTAGGTTAGAATCACAGCAAGTTGTTCCCATTCAAACGTACTAAGACACTAAAGATATACTAGCGAAGAAGTGACGATCGTTGTGCGAATTTTCCTGATAAAGGTTTAACTCGGATACTCCTACAAACCTGAGAATTGCACTATGTAAAAACTACACAACGAAGTCATGTGATAGCTAGGAAGTGATATACCTGCACAAAATATGAGTTAATACATATGCAAGGAATGGTTGAACTATGTCTAAAGCTGAGAAGAAGGCACTAAAATTTAAAAGAAACTTTCCAGAATGTCCTCTGTGTTTAAGGCAATCCACTGGTCTTAGAGTAAACAAGTTCTGTAGGTGTATATGTAAGCCTGAGGATTTTATTGATACTGAAATGATAATTAACGGACAAATTGTTAAGCAACAGATGGTGAAAAAAGACAATATTCTAAGTTTAAAACTGATGTATGACCTTCGTGTTGCAGATGTACAAAAATATTTACCAGTTGCTAAGAAGAAAAAAGAATCTAATAAATCAAAAAGTAAAAAAGTTGCTAGGGCAATAAAAATAAAGTTTTATGAATCTTGGGAATGGCAAGCACTTAGGTTAAAAGCGTTAAAAGAATATGGCCCAAAATGTCAGCTATGTGGTGCAACTAATAAAACAGACAAAATATGCGTTGATCACATAAAGCCAATATCACTATTTTGGGAATTAAGATTTAATTTTGATAACCTTCAAATTCTTTGTGATAACTGCAATAAAGGCAAGTCTAACACTGACTTTACAGACTTTAGGGCAATCAATGAATAATCAAGAATTAAAACAAATTTTTGATGACTGGATGAATGTTAATTACGAAATTATTAATATTATAAAAAAATATCCAGAATTAGAAAAAAACTTAATTTTAGGTTTTACAAGTGCTTGCAATATAACCGAACGATATATATCTAATAAAAATTCTAATACGTTTACAAATAAAAGATTGCCTTTAAATAGCTCTGGATATTTAAAAGTAACAAATACCGTTTGTCATTTATGGGACGGTAAAGACACTTTATGTAGACTATGGAGCAAGGGAATAATAAACAAAGAATATTCTAAGGTTTATGAAAAACCTACTTCCAGAATATGCAAATCTTGTAATGACATAAGACAAGATGGTAATTACAGAGCGGAGCAATAGGAGTTTAAATGATACTTACTTGTGAAATATGCCAATCTCAATTCTTAACCGAGTCAGATCCGCATGTAGTAATCCCAGGACCAGAGACTAAGATTTACTGTTACTGCCAAGTTAAAGGTAATGAGCAAAAATGGATTGATCAACTTAAGCATGAGCATAAACTTTACCAAAAACATTTAGATGGATTAAAAGCAGAGAATGAAAGATTAGAACTTGAAAATGCCAAGCTAAGAGACTGTGTAATTTTTTATGCTGATGAAGATGGACAAGTGTGGGCCGCTTGTCAAGACACCGATACAAAAGACACTTGCTGTCACATGGTAGGTGAATTAAGTGGCGGCAAAAGTGCCAGACAAGTATTAAAAGAATTGGAGAAAAAATGAACGACCAAGACAAAGAAGCGTTTGAGAAGTGGTGTACAGAAAAATTTAATATTGCACCTGAACTGGTTGAAGAATTTAAACACACTTTCATTCATAAACTCAGGCACACTGAAGAAGCATGGCAATCCGCTTGTGAATATAAGCAAAAAGAGATTGATGAATTAGAGTCTGAAAATACCAAACTTAATCAAGAGATTGAGAAGTTTAAGGGTTATTTAGAGGCATGGGATTTAAAGGATTAATTAAAATATTTGCAAACTTGATTTAAATGGTTAGCATAGAGCATTACCATTAAAGAGAGTTGCGATGGAATTAAAAGAAATTGGATCAACAGAAGCAGTATTATCAAGCATTTCCACCAAGTTAGACGGTTCAATTAAAGTCAGTTTAGAAATAAATCCAGATCAGGCCATTCTCATTACAAATCTATTTAAGTGTTTTGCAAGCAACGAACGGTTGTTGCAAGTTGCGTTTGTATCAATGTCAAAATCCCAGGAATAAATTTATGAAGTGGAAAGAAGAGTATTGTCAGATGCTAGTTGAGCACATGGCAGAGGGTTATAGCTATGAGTCATTTGCAGGTAAGTTAGGAGTGACTAGGGATTGTTTGTATAAGTGGGAGAAACGACATGAAGCGTTTTTATACAGTAAAAACATAGGGTTCGCTAAGATGCTTATGTTTTATGAGAAGACTGGCATAGATGCAATGAAGGGATTAATACCAAACTTTAACGCTACTTCATGGGTCTTTCAGATGAAAAATAAGTGTAAATGGACTGACAGAGTTGAATCAACAACTATTGAGGTTAGCAAGAAAGACACCGAAGACTTAGTTGCAAGAGCAGAAGAGATCTTGGAAGAAATACGTCAATGATTCAGGTAAGACCTTACCGGGAAGATGATTATAACTTCATAGTCTCGTCCTGGTCCAAGTCAGCCTACGAATACTCGTCTGGTAAAATGGAGAAGTTCTCAATTTATCATGATGGGATAAAAGACCTGTTTGATAAAAAGCTAAAAGACGAAGAGATCCAGTGTTACATAGCTTATACGAACAATGATGATGACTTTATCCTAGGATATGCCGTGTTTGGCATTGATTACACACTTCATTATTGTTTTACGAAGACTGCATTTAGGAATGTGGGTATTTGCAAGGCACTGCTGAATCATTTTTATAAGTCTAAGAAAGCAATCACGGTGTCTCATTACACTAAGTTTATAAATTACATTAAGAAGAACTACGAAGTAGAATACAATCGATTTAAATTTTATTCATAGAGGTTAACATGAAAGTATTGTCAGTTTGTTTTGCACAGGCAGTTAGACTTCCTAATAATAAGAATGAAACATTTATCGCTGCAGATGCTTACACAGAACTATCATGGGATAAAAACCTAAGTGCTGTACTTGTAAAAATGAAGGATATTAACAAGCAGGTCATAGTTTTCAACACCAACATTGCATATCTTGTTAAAGCAGAAGATAAAGTTGAGAAATGATAGCTGTCTGGTTCTCATGTGGTGCTGCGTCTGCAGTTGCTGCCAAGAAAACTATTGAGTTATATGGCAAAGATCATGAGATAAGGATCATTAACAATCCTGTAAAAGAAGAACATGAAGACAATCTTAGATTTTTAAAAAATGTTGAAATCTGGTTAGGTGTAAAAATAGAGTTTGCACACAATTCTAAATACCCAAGTGCCAGTGCTTATGATGTTTGGGAAAAAAAGAAGTATATGTCAGGCGTCCGTGGTGCGCCATGCACTCAAGAGCTAAAAAAGAAAGCTAGGCAAGAATGGGAATTGTTGAATAAACCAGATCATCATGTTTTAGGGTTTACGTTTGATGAAGTTAAAAGGCATGAAAGATTTGTTTTAACTGAAAGATCAAACGTTTTACCTGTATTAATTGACTTAAAAATAACCAAGGCAGATTGCTTTAATATTATAAAAGAGAGTGGGATTGAATTACCAAAAATTTATTCACTAGGTTTTCCTAATGCAAACTGTATTGGATGTGTGAAGTCATCTAGTCCAGGATATTGGAACCTAGTTAAAAGTACCTTTAAAGATGTTTGGGATCAGCGTGATGAGCAATCAAAACGTATAGGCGTTAGACTGGTTAAGCATAAAGGTAAAAGATTATTCTTAGATGAAGTTCCTGACAATGTTAAATATAAATCGAGCAAAAAAGCTATTGAGTGTGGTATTTTTTGTGAGGAAAAATAATCGGAGAGATGGCAGAGTGGTCTATTGCGTCGGTTTTGAAAACCGAAGGTCTGAAAGGATCCGTGGGTTCAAATCCTACTCTCTCCGCCAATAAAATAAATGAACGTATTATCTTTGTTTGATGGAATGTCTTGCGGTCAAATTGCCTTAAATAAGGCAGGAATTAAATACGACAACTATTTTGCTTCTGAAATTGATAAGTATGCAATCCAAGTAACTAAAGATAACTTTCCTAACACAGTTCACTTGGGTGATGTAACCAAGATAGACTTTAAAACACTTCCAAAAATTGATCTTTTAATTGGTGGATCTCCATGCCAAGGATTTTCATTTGCAGGCAAGCAGCTTAACTTTAATGATCCAAGATCCGCATTATTTTTTGAGTATGTAAGAGCATTAAAAGAATTAAAGCCGAAATGGTTTTTACTTGAAAATGTCAGGATGAAAAAAGAGTCTGAAAATGTGATTAGCGATCATTTAGGAGTTGGACCAGTAAAAATAGAAAGCTCTGATTTTTCTGCTCAAAAAAGGACCAGATTATATTGGACCAACATCCCCATATCAGAATACACAGATAAGGGCATTGTATTGTCAGATATAATTGAGCATGGATTGGTAGACAGGGACAAATCTTATTGCATTGATGCAAATTATTTCAAGGGAACAAATTTAGAGCAATACCTTGCTAAAAAAAGACGACAAGTTGTATTTAAGAAATCAGATAAATCAATAATTAGAAAACTAACTTTACTTGAGTGCAAAAGACTTCAAACCGTTCCAGATGATTACAAGATAAATGTATCAAATACTCAGGCATATAAAATGCTAGGTAATGGTTGGACTGTTGACGTTATTGCCCACATATTTAAAAATATTCTAAATGGATAAAATAAAACTCTTAAAAGAGATATTAGAAGAGTTAGAAAGACGTGGTGTTGGTGTAAAGATCAACTTCCTAGATGATAAGTTCACTAAACAGTTCCAAGCAGCTAAAGACAAGTCCATATTAAAAGCAATCCAATGTACACGAAGAGCAGGCAAGTCCACAGGTGAAGCCAAAGAGACACTACAGTCTGCATTTGAGAACCCAGAGACTAAACACCTATATGGTGCTCTTACCCTTGGATCAGCTAAAAATATTATATGGGATATGTTTTTAAGCGAGCTAGAGTTAAAGAAAATTCAATTTAGATCCAACGAACAACAAGGCATTATTAAGTTAGCAAACAAATCTGAAATAAGACTGTTTGGATTAGATTCGTCTTATAAAGAGATGCGAAAGATCCTGGGTGGTAAGTATAAAACCGTTAAGATCGATGAAGCAGGTTCTATTACCCAGGATTTAAAGAAAATATGCCTTCAGATGATCTTGCCCGCATTGACTGATATGAATGGGCGATTAACTCTACTCGGGACTGCAGAAAATATACCTAAAACTTATTTTGAAGCTGTCACAAGTGGACTTGAGCCTGGATGGTCCGTTCATAAATGGACTGCTTTTGATAATCCCTACATTGCAGATAAGTGGAAGGAGCATATTGACTGGATTGAGAAGTATAATCCAACATTTAAACTCACATCAGAATATAAAACACATTACCTAAATGAGTGGTGTGCAGATGATAGGCTACTTATTATCCGCATCAACAAGGACACAGTCATTCCTGCCATTGATCTTGTTAATCCTACTTATATTCTCGGTGTTGATATTGGCTTTAATGATGCTACAGCTTTTACGTTAGTTGGGTTTCATAACAAGTCACCTGATCTTTACGTTGTTGAGTCATATAAAGAGCGTGAAATGGACCTTACCGACACAGCAAACAAGATAAAGCATTATCTAAGATCATACCCAGTAGGAAGAGTCATCATTGATGGTGCTAACAAGCAAGGTGTTGAAGAGATGAAGAACAGGCATTTCATTCCATTGATGCCTGCGCAGAAGACCGATAAGGCATCATTCCTTAAGATTCTTGCTGACGATATAACCAGAGGAAGGGTTAAATATTTTCAAGGTAAGTGTGACTCACTCATTGAAGAACAAGATCAACTACAGTGGAAAGATCCTACTAAACAGGATGAAGATCCAAGAATACCCAATGATCAAAATGATTCATTCTTGTATGCTTGGAGGGAAGCACGTAACTATTTATGGAAAGAAGAAGCCCCGCCATTAGATATGAACTCAAACGAATATATGGATCAGTTTGCAAAAAGATTAACCGACATTAGGAGAAAACAAAATGAGCTACAGTATTGAAGAGATCGATAAATTGCTTCATGTGATTAAAAGTCACCATGTTGAAAACTTTAAGCTAGGTGATCTCGAGGTAAAGATTAGTCCTGTTAAATACATTGCAGATAATAGCGAAGCATTGTCATCTAACATTAAGCCTGAAAAAATAACTGAAGATGATCTCTACTATAGTTCAACGTCACTTAAACATAAGGCACTGTAATGGAATATAAAACAACTTGGTGGGAACAAGATTCAGAACCACATAAAAGAGTATTTGAGACTGCAGGTAATATTAGACGCAATCAAACTGCACAGGAAGATTTAGATGAAAGGCATTTTAGATTATATTCTGGGTTACCTCTTTATTCTGCTTTTACTTTTAATCTTACGTTTGACACTTTGGATGCTAAGTTCACGATGAACGTGGTTCAGTCTGCGACTAACACACTTGTTTCTAAGATTGCTAAAAATAAAGTCCGTCCTACCTTTCTTACCGATGATGGTGACTGGGGTATGCAGCAACAAGCTAAGAAGTTAACTAAGTACACTTACGGCCAGTTCTATAAATCTAAAGTGTATGAAGAAACTAAGAAAGCATTAAGAGATGCCTGTATATTCGGAGATGGTTTCGTTAAGCACTGGCATGACTCGCAAGGTAACATAAACGTAAAGAGAGTTTTTAAACCGTCTCTTATCGTTAACCAAGCAGAAGTCATGTATGCACAGGAACCTAAAACTATTTATGAGGTAAGAGTAGTTGATAAGGGAACTTTAAAAGAGAAGTACCCTGACTTTAAACAAGAGATCGATGAAGCATCAATCTCAGATATTCCATTCTTCATAGATTCGTTTGAGTCAAACCATCAACTTGCCGTTGTTGTTGAAGCGTACAGAGTTGCACATAAGACCGTCGATAAAGAAGGTAAAGAGATCCTTCATCCTGGTAAGCACTTCATCGGTATTTCTACCGCTACATTTGTTTACGAAGACTTTAAAAGAGAGAAGATCCCTTACACCAGAATTCAGTACGTGCCAAACGCTGTTGGTTATTACGGTAAAGGAGTTGCCGAGATCATTACAGGGCATCAAATAGAACTAAACAGGATGCTTAGACGTATATCAAGGTCCATGAATATCATGAGCTCACCAAACATCTTGGTCGATTATATGAGTGAGATTATTGATACACATTTCAATAACGAAGTAGGGACGATCATTAAGTACAAAGGTGCACCTCCTGCTTATAACTTTCCTATGGGTATTAATCCTGTAGCAATTGACTGGTTTCTTACTGTTTACCAAAAAGCATTTGAAGAGATTGGACTATCTCAGCTTACTGCACAGTCTAAAAAGCCAAGTGGATTAGACTCTGGTAAAGCACTAAGAGAGTACAATGATATTGAGACAGAGAGATTTGCAGAGCTTGCACAAGCATGGGAGCAGTTTCACCTTGATATTGCAGACGCTATTATTGATCACTCAAAACAGATAGCTGAAGAAGGTGGTGATGTAGTTGTCCTTTCGCCTGATAAGTATGGTGCGCAGAAAATTGACTTCAAAAAGATCAAACTAAAGAACTCTGAGTATGTGATGCAGGTTTATCCAACTTCAATGTTGCCTAAAACTCCTGCAGGTAGACTTGCTTACGTCCAGGAAATGCTTGCAGCAGGATTATTGGAACCACAAGAAGGATTAAGTCTATTAGAGTTTCCTGATGTTTCTGAGATTACTGAGAATAAGAACGCAGGTACAGATGACATTAAGTGGACTGTTTACACTATCATTGAAGACGGTGTTTATAATCCACCAGAACCATATCAGAACCTTGATTACGGCATCCAATACATGAACTCAACTTACTTAAGAATGAAGTCCAGGGGCTTACCTGTTGAAAGGTTGGATCTATTGCAGAAGTGGATCAATGACGCCCTATCACTTAAAGAGCAGATGATGCCACCAATGCCTGCAGGTCCAGAAATGTTGCCTGAAGATATGGCAGCTGAGTTAGCACAAGCAGAAGTTTCAAACAAACAAGTTCAATAGAGGTAAAAATGGACACAACAGCAATCACAGACTCAATTGTTACCAATGCAGTCAACCCTGCAGCACATGATGCAATTCATTTAGATGGTAATGAACAAAAATCAGAATCATCGCAATTTGGTCAAGACACAGACTTCTCTCAAAGGTTAGCTATCCTGGCAAAAAAAGAGAAGGGTTTACTTGAGAAGCAAAAGTCATGGACGCAGAGACAGAGAGAGATTGAAGAGAAGGAAAAAAAGTTAGCTGAGTGGGAAGGCATGGAAAAACTTGCCCAAGAAAACCCTTATGAGTTTTTTAAAAAGAAGGGCATTAGCTACGAAAACTTACAAGAGAAAATGCTCGCATCGTTAACAGATGAGGAAATGGATCCAATTCAGAAGCAATTAAAAGAGCTAAAAACTCAACTTGCTTCTAAGGATGAAGAGTACAAGAAGTTATTAGATGATAAACTTGCAGAGCAGGATGCTAAGAAGAAAGAAACTGAGATTGAAGAGCAATCTAAGTATTATAATGCTGAGTTAAAAAAACATATCGCTAACTCAGGCGAGAAGTATGACCTCATCCAAACATTTGAAGCAGCGGACGAAGTGTTTAATGTTATCAAGCAAGTTTATCTTAAGACTTCAGAACGTGGTGCACCAAAACTTATGACATTTGACGAGGCGTGCGAACTCTACGAGAAAAAACTTGAGGAAACAGTGCATGGTATGTCAAAATCAAATAAAGTTAAGAAGATCTTCGGACTCGGTAACGGTGAAGATGATTTTCTATCCCAGTTAGTATCAGGGCAAAAAACTATCGATGACTCGTTCTCGCAATCATCAGCAAACAGTCCAGAGCTGAAAACCGAAGAAGAAAGATTGAGAGCAGCGGCAAAACTCTTTGAACAACAACTTAAATCTTTCTAAAAGGATCACTCATGACTGCTACTACCATTAACATGGCGGCTATTCTTAAGACGCTATACCCTTCAGGTCTACCAAAAGATGCTACTTATAAGGACAACCCTCTACTAGCTCTTATGCCAAAAGCTACAGACTTTTATGGTGAAGATGCTAAGGCACCACTAAAGTATGCTCCAAACGCAGGACGTTCATCTACATTCGCTACTGCACAGTCTAACTCTACAAACGTAAAGAACGTTGCTTTCCGTTATACAAGAGCATCTGACTACGCTGTCGCTCGTATTACTAACGAACTTATTCTTGCATCAAAGAATAACTCTGGTGCTTTCGTTTCTGCTCTTAAGCAAGAAATTGATTCTGCACAATTGAACGTTACTAACTCAGCTGCACAAGCACTTTATGGAAACGGTTCAGGTGTAATTGGTCAACTTGATGCTACGACTACACTCGCTTCTAAGCTTATCAAGCTAAGAAACCCAGAAGATGTTGTATTCTTCGAAGTTGATTACAGACTAAAACTATCTGCTACAAATGGCGGTGGATCTGTTCGTACAGGTGTTATGACTGTAGTTGCTGTTGATCGTGAACTTGGTCAAGTAACTGTAGACGCAAACATCTCTACTTCAATTCCTGCTGCTACTGTAAACGACTTCATCTCTATCGAAGGTGACTACGATAAGAAAATGAAAGGTCTCTCAGGATGGCTACCTGCCGTTGCTCCTACAACAGGTGACAACTGGTTTGGTGTTGACCGTTCTGTAGACGTTACTCGTCTTGCAGGTTTCCGTGGTAACCTCTCTGCTCTTCCTATCGAAGAAGCTCTTATCCAGGGCGGAATGAAGATTGGGCGAGATGGCGGTAAAGTTGATCACGTATTTATGTCATTCCAAAAATATGCTGATCTTACTAAAGCCCTTGGCTCTAAAGTTCAGTTTGTTGATGTAATTGCAAAAGATGCAAACATTGGTTTCCAAGGTGTAAAAGTAAATCTTGGTAAATCAATTGCTACTGTTATCCCAGACAGAAACTGTCCAGATGACAAAATGCAAATGCTTCAACTCGATATGTGGAAACTTCACTCTCTTGAAGGTATGCCAATGATCCTAGATATGGATGGGCTTAAAATGCTTCGAGTATCAAACGATGATGCAGCTGAAATCAGAGTAGGTTACTACGCACAGATCGTTTCATACTGGCCAGGATCATCTGGTTCTTTCACTATCTAATAACAACTAGGGGAGAGTGTAAAAACTCTCCCTGATAAACCGACTTAGCGGTTAAAACTAAGGTAGCAAGTTTACACTTGTTAAAAAAGGAAGGGTAACTATATAGGAAATAGATATATGTCACAATTCCAATATACCCTTGAGAAGGACACAGTCACTCTCTTTGGGTCTGTTGTTATTGGAGCTGCGGGCGCAGTTGCTATTGTTAAGGGCGGCGGTATTGCAGGAGTTACAAAAGTAGGAACTGGTTTGTATGAATTTGAATTTGAAGATTCATGGTCAAGACTTCTCCACGTTTCTGCAGGTATTGTAAGTGCTACTGCACCAAACATTGCACAAGCATACATTAAAGAAAACCCATCTGCTCTACAGGCGGATGTAAAAGCCGACAAAAAATTTAAAATGGAAGCATTAGATTTTTCAGGAGCTGCAGCCGATCCATCTGCAGGAACTGTTGTTTCCGTGGTTGTCGTGTTCAGAAAATCTTCTTACGGTCCATTTGACGAATAAAGGAGTATTTTATGCCTTTGATGATGGGTGTTGATAAGAAGAAAATTTCGGACGGGCTAATTGAAGGGATAGTTAAAGGTAAAAAAGCCTACTCAACTGCTCCTGCAATGTACCCTGATTCTGCTAAAATGTGCGCTATGGAATTTTTAAAGGCAGTTGAAAGCAAAGATCCAAACAGGATCATCTCAGCTTTTATTGCCCTTGATCATGAAGTAGACGAAATCTCCGAATCACTTTATCCTGAAGAGGAAGAAGAAGGTCCTGAGATTGAAATTTCTTTGTAAAGGTTAATTAATTATGGCATCAGTAACACTTTTAGAACTGAGAAATAGATCACGACAACGTGCTGACATGGTCAATTCTAAGTTTGTTACTGATGCCGAATTAAACACCTACATTAATGCTTCCAATGCAGAACTATACGACCTCTTGATTGCCTCTCGTGGTGAAAATTATTTCGTTCTTAGCTATAACTTCACGACAAGTATCAACCAAGACACATACGCATTGCCTGCAGACTTTTATAAACTGATGGGCGTTGATTTTGTAACATCATCAACCCAAGCAATAACCTTAAAAGCATTTCGTTGGCAGGAAAGAAATAGATTTCGTGAACCGTTCTATAACGTCCGAAATTACAATCTCATGTACCAGGTAAGAGGCGATGACTTAGTGTTTATTCCTACACCTAACGGTGCACAGCTAATTAGGCTATGGTACATTCCACTACCTCAAGAGCTAACACTAGACACAGACTCATTTAATGGCATCAATGGTTATGAAGAGTATGTTGTTATTGATGCAGCTATTAAAATGAGAGTCAAAGAAGAATCACCTGTTGAAGAACTCTTGCTTGCTAAAGAGAATATGCGTCAAAGAATACTATCTGCATCTGCAGGCAGAGATTCGGGCGAACCTGCTAGAGTGGTTGATACTGATTCCAACTATGCAGGCTTTAGAAACTTATGGAACTAAAACCATATAAAAAACTAACAGGTCTTGAGTACAATCTTTCTAAAACAGTTCAATTCACAGAAGAGTTTAATAAGCAGTTTATAAACAATCCATTCCTTGTCGGGAATGTTTTTACTGCAACAATTACACCGTCTACTGCTACAATTAACCACGGATTAGGTAGCGTTCCTCTTGGTTGGATAGTTTTAGACCAAGATGCAGGTGCAAACATTTGGAAAACATCATCGGACGATAAGACCATTACGTTTGACTCGTCTGCTACAGTTAATATTAAGGTTTGGATATTTTAATGGCACTACAGAGGCAAACTGTTTCTATTCCAATATCTGAAGGAATGGACACCAAAACAGATAGTAAGCAAGTTATGGCAGGCAGAGCATTACTGCTCCAAAACGTGCGTTTCCAAAAGACTGGAAAGCTATCTAAGCGTTATGGGTTTGTTCAATTATCCGACTCAATTAATGGAGGAAACCTTTCATTATACACAGTCAGTGCTATCGCTTCAGATGAAGATAAGATTGCAGCTGTAACTTCTGATGGTGTTTATACGTTATTCAACCAGGAAAATGCTTGGAAGAAAATCTCTGACTTTAAAAATGCCATTAGTGTTGATTCGGAGTTTTTTTCTAAGAGCTCATTTCAAGAGATTGGTCCAGATGCAGACTTTCAAAATAATGTGTTTGCATCTATATGCTATAAAGTGGGTGACCCTACTGCGGAACCTTATCAAGCATCATTAATTTATGAAGATTATGTTTCCAATACTAGAAAAGAAAAATCATTAGCCATTTTTATATCTAGCGCAATAGCAAAGCGAAACAATGCTAGGGTATTTGTTGTAGGAACTTCTACCAATCCATCATTTTTTGTATTCGTTCCACAATCCGCTGCAGGCGGTAATGGTTTCCAGGTCAATATATACGACAAGGATTTGACACTAACGTCTACTGCAGTAATAGGTGTACTAAATTTTGATAACGCAGGATTTTGTGCATATAGGAATGGATCTACAATTTATGTAGCCACTATCTCTACTGCAAGTGTTGCGCTTTATAAGTTTACGTTAGCAGGCGGAACCACTCCTACTTTGACTGGATCTTATACTTTAGTGGGCGGTAATTATCTTGTCTCTGGGTCACCTTGCGGTATTGATCTATATGCTACTGCTAACCACGTTGTTTTAGCCTATATAGACGGCAATGGTGCTACTGCAGGACAAACATCATTAGTCTCTTTTGACACTTCATTTACTCTTGTGATGGCACGTAAAACTGTTTCCGACATAGTAAAGCAAAGGAAAGTTTCATTAATATGTGATGCAAGCTATGCTTATGTTATCTCAGAAGCATTAGAAGAACCTTATCCTGGGTTTGTGACTAAAAAAGCTGTAGCAGTAGAGATGAACAGGGTTAGCTATACAACTTCTGCAATTCCAGATAACACTAAGCTAATTTATAGACCTAAGATTTTATCAAAACCTATATTTATTAACTCAATTCCTTACGGGGTTATTCACTTACAGGAAGAAAATCAAAATAATGGTTACGTGGTTGAGTTTTTGACTGGGTATGTAAAGCAAAAGTTTTCAATAAACGCTACCTATGCGCAGGATCTTTTTACATTGCCTAATTTTCAGGTGTCAAATAGCCCACAGGTAACTGCATCAATATCATCAATATTCTACCCTTCAGTTTATACTGTTGCCGTAAGAGAAGTTACTGAAGCGCCATTAAATTTTATAGGTACAAAAAGAACTTTCATTAATCAAGCATCTGACTCTGGGATGAAAGCAAAACTAGGTGCATCGATTTATTACAACTCTGGATCATTATTAGAGTTTGATGGCAGAGGGTTTTACGAGAATGGGTTCTGGCAGTCACCTCCTGCGGTCATAGCTGAGACAGTGACATCTGCGTTTCCTACCCCCGCGGTTGCTAGTAAGACATTTTCTTATGTTGCAATTTACGAGTATTTTGATGCTAACGGACAGCTAAGTTTCTCTGCAGCTTCTCCGATCGTGACCATAGGACCAACATCTGCAAGCACAGAATCAATTCGTATTTTTATAAACAGTCCTTTTGGATCACTCAAAATTAACTCTGATAATTACTCAGGGATAATGATTACTCTATTTAGAACGACTAACAATGGGGCTACATTTTATAAGCTGCAGTCTACAGGATATTTCATACCTAATGATGGTTCATTAATATCACTGACTGATATTGCTGCGGATGCAGACATTGTAGACAATCAGCTTCTGTACACGCAAGGCGGTATTCTACAAAATGACCAAGCACCATCATCTAAATTTATGGTGTCGGGCGGTAATAGAATATTCCTGGGAGGATTAGAAGAGAAGGATGAAGTTGCTTACTCTAAAAAGCAGCTATTCTCTGAATCAATTTTCTTCTCAGACTTCTTTAGAATAAGAATTGCCTCTGGAACAAACTCAGATAAAACTAAAATATCTGCATTGGGTTACATGGATGGTAAGTTAATAGTCTTTAGAGAGGAGTCAATTTATTTCATACAAGGTGATGGTCCTACCGAAACAGGCTTGCCTGTTAATGGGTTTAGTGAACCAGAGATCATACAATCTGACGTTGGATGTTCTGACTCAAAATCAGTGATCAGTATGCCCGATGGTTTAATGTTTAAGTCTAAGAAAGGCATTTATCTTTTATCAAGAGCAATGCAGGTGTCGTATATAGGTGCAGCGATAGAGGATTATAACTCAGAATCAATTATTGCCTCTATGCTTGCTCCTAAATTTAACGAGGTTAGATTTTATACCTCTGGCATGAACTGCCTTACATATAACTATTTGTTTCAGGTATGGTCTGTTAGCACTAACCAGACAAGTGTTGATGCAGAGACTTATAAAAACACTGTTTCATTAATTAAATCTAATAAGATTTTCTCTGAATCGGAGTCAGTTTTTAAAGATGGTACAAGTTTTTATGCCATGAAGTTTATTAGCCCATGGTTGAAAGTTAACTTAGTCCAGGGATATGTTAGAGCATATCAGTTATGGATTATTGGTGATTACAAGTCTGTGCATACTCTTAAGTGTAAAGTTTATTTTGACTATGATGATACTGTATTTGAAGAGTATTCTTTAGTGTATAACTCGTCTAGTTCACCACAATATCAATTTCAAATTTCATTACCTCGTCAAAAAGTTGAGAGTATGAAGTTTGAAATCTTTGATACAGATCAGGCAGGCACTGGTGAATCTTATGATTTATCTAACATTCAAATAGAGCTAGGTATTAAAGCAGGAGGGTATAAACTTGCACCAAACAAGTCTTACTAAGTATGCAAACTACATTAAAGAAAAAGCTAACATTGAACTTATTGAACATGATTATGGGTTTGTTTCATATTCTCTGTTATCCGATCATGTTTATATACATGATATGTACATTGATAAAGATCACAGACGTAAAGGTATAGGATCTAAATTATTAAAAGAGGTTGAGATTATAGCGTGGGCAAAAAAGATTAAATATGTTCTTAGTGCAGTTCAAATAAATAGCAATGGATTGCATGAAGCACTTCTTGCTCAAATGTTAAAAGGGTTTAAAATAGTTGGAGCTGACGAGAAAGAAATTAAATTAGCTAAGGAAATTGTATGGGTGACGCAGGAAAATTTGTAGAAAAAGGTTTTCAAGGAGTTGGTACTTTTTTAGGTATTAACCCAGAAACCAAACTTGAAGGCATGGGGCAATTTAAACTTACGAAAGAAGCTCAGGAAGGTGAAAGAGAAGCGCTTCAAAGGTTTCGTGATATTGCTTCTGGAAAATCTCCTTCTGTCACTGAAATGCAATTTCAAAAAGCCATGCAAGACCTTTCCAAGCAACAACTAGCGTCTGCAGCTTCTGCCAGAGGTATGTCAAACGCAGGGCTTGCACAGAGGGAAGCAATGCAGGCAGGCAAAGAAGCAGGCATTGATTTAGGTGCACAATCTGCTATTGCTAAAGAACAAGAAATCAGGGCTGCCAGTGAACAATTAATGAGACAGGCGGCTGCACAAAGAGGTGTTGCTCTAGGTGCAGCACAGTCAAACTTAGATGCAGGGTTGAGAGGTTCAGAAATAAGGTCAGGGTTTATTGCAAGCCTAGCAGGCAGCGGGGCGCAAGCATCTCAAGGCGGAGGAGGAGGCGGTCAATCTCCAAACTCTGACGTATCATTGAAAGAAAATATGAATCAAACAGAGAAGTCTGGTTCCGAAATGGTTGAAGAGTTTTTAGATGCCCTTAAAAGCTACACATACAATTACAAAGATAAAGAAAATAACGGACAAAAAAATCCAGAGGGTAAAGTTACTTCTGTTATGGCACAGGATCTTGAGAAGTCTAAACTGGGTAAACAGATGGTCACTGATGGTCCAGAAGGTAAGATGGTAAACTACGGTCAAGGCATGGCACCATTGTTTGCTGCTATTGCTGAGTTAAACCAAAGAACTAAAAAATTAGAGAAGAAAGGTTAACATGGAACCTACACAGCCTATCAACATGGGTCCTGATCAACTAAGAAGACAAGCAGAACTTATTGCTGCATCTCAAACACCGTCGGGAATATTAAGACAACCATTGTCTGATGATGAATTGCTTAAGTTTTCTAAGCAAGCTATTGGTCAACAAGAAAATATTGCTGCTATTGACGCACAAAAAGAAGCACAAAAACTTGCCGAGATAGAAGCAAAAAATAAAACACAGTCTGAGTTAGCTGCACTAGGTTTAAAACCTCCTGCTGCACAAGCCATGCCTGCGTCAATGCCTTCAACTCAAATCAGCGATGCAGACGTTGTGTCTCGTGGAGGTGTTGCGGTTCCTAGTGAAATGCAGCCAAATCAATTAGTCACTCAACCAGTTGCACCCACTGGTTCATATCAAAACTTAATCAAGTCAGGCATTAGCGCACAGGATGCAGCCTCTCAGAAATCATTAGACGCTACTGATCAGATTATGAAGCAATATGAGATTAATCAGGCTCGATTGCAGAAATCCAGAATTGATGCAGAAAACGAGATGAAAGCAAAAGTTGCTGAGATTGATCAAAAGCAAAAAGATTTTACCTGGGATAACAGATCATTATGGGAAAAATCATCAACAGGTCAAAAGGTAATGTTAGCTATTACTGGATTTTTATCTTCTCTATCGCCACAAGGTGCTAAAACATTCCAGGACACTGTTTCTAATACTATGGCACGTGACCTAGCTCAACAAAAAGAAAGATATGCTCTACTTAAAGAGCAAAAGAAAGAGTACCAATCATTGTATGGTGATCTTGTTAAAAGATTTGGCGACGAAGACATGGCATCATTACAACTTACCAATATGCAATTAAATGCCGTTAGCAATAGGCTAAAAGTATTGTCAGACAATGCCCAATCTAAAATAGTTGCTGCTAAAGCATTACAAGGGATAGACCTTGTTAATTCTGAGATAGTGAAAAATCAAGCAACCATGGTCAATCTTGCTACTGCACAGAAAGCTAATGTTATTCCTGGGTATGAAAACACTATTACAGATAAGACTGCTAAGGAAAAATTTAGTCAAACATTGGCAGGTAAAAAGACACTTGATGCCACTTTAGCAGATTTGGAAACATTGGTTAAAGGCACTGGTGAAGCTATCCCTTTTACTACTAAAAATGTTAGAGCTAAACAACTTGTACAAGATGCACAATTACAGATGAAAGAAATTAAAAAACTAGGTGTGTTGTCGGGTGATGATGCCAAAAGATTAGAGGATTACATTAGTAAACCTTCTATTTTTAAATCTGACGCTATTATGCTTGAACAGATTAGAGGCATGAAAGATCTTGCTAATAAAGCATTAAAGGCACAAGAGACAACTTACGGTCTAGTTCCAACAGGTTCAAATATTGGTAGGCTTAAATGATCCAGGTTAGAAATAATCGCACAGGTAAGTTAGAAAAGATTGAAGATGGCGGATTGCCCAATCTTTTAAATTCTGGCGAGTATTCTATTCTCAAAGGTCAAGAATTAGAGTTTGAAGACAATGAAGGTCAAAGAAGACTGGTTCCTTCAGATCAAGTTTTTGATGCAATAGACGCAGGGTTTAAGCACGTTTCACAAAAACAAATTCAAAAAGAAGAATTGTTTGCAGAAGCAGAAGACGAGCCTTTTAAAGCAGCTGCAGTTTCTGGGTTGAGAGGTCTTACATTAGGCTTAACAGATCAGATCCTTACGAGCACTGGGATCACAAGCGCTGAGAAGTTAAAAGCGTTAGAAGAAGCGAATCCGATCATCTCAGGTGCTTCTGAAATTACAGGTGCGATTGCTCCTGCTTTTTTTACAGGCGGTACAAGTGTAGGTGCAAGATTACTTGCTGCTACTCCTGCAGCACTAGCAGAACGTGCAGGTGTTGCCGCTGCTGCTAAGTTAGCTCCTTCTATTACTGGGAAGGTATTATCTAAAACTGCATCAAACATAACTAAAGAGGTTGTTGATAAGGCGGTAAAGATTGGAACGGGGTCTGCGGTTGAAGGTGCTTTCTTTGGTGTGGGCGATGTTATATCTGAGGATGCACTGGGAGATGCTGAGTTTAATGCTGAGACTGCTCTGGCAGGTATGGGTCAAGGTGCGTTGATTGGTGGCATCTTTGGCTCTGTAGCAGGCGGAACGTTTGGAATGGTTGGAGAAGGTGCTAAGGCTATTAAAAAGCAATACACCGAAACAATGAAAAAGGTCTTCTCTGGTATTGAAGACAAGCAAATCCAAAAAGATGTTTTAACTCGGCTATCTAATGAGGAGTCCGTTGAAGAAATAATGACCAAACTTGGTGCAAGTCCAGATGAAATTGCAGACAAGATTGAATTGGAAAAAGCTGCAGGTGCTTTAGGTGTTCCACTTACTCCTGGTATGAAAGAAGGTGGGGCGTTTGCAAAACTAGAAGGATCATTAGCTAAAGAAGAATCGAGCATTGGCGGTATACTCACTAGAAAGGAAGTACAAAAAACTCATGATGCTTTAGATAATGTGACCAATTTAATAATAAAAGACGCTGCAGATGTTGATAAGTCCACTATAGGAATTAATGCAATTGATGGGATAAAGGCAAAAATATCAGAAGAATTAGAGCCTGGATCTTTTTTGTATCAAGTTATTGATGAAAAAGCAGGAGATTTACCTATAACCGAATCTCTCAGAAAAAGATTTCAGACAGAATTAAAAAAATTACCTTTAATTGATATAGTTCCAAACGCTAAAAAATATATTGAGATTATTAGTAAGCAAGATTCCTATAATAAAATTAAAGAATATAGAACAATTATCGGGAATGAATTATCTAAGGCACAAAGAGCAGGAGATAAAAACGGTACTACATTTTTTAAAACTTTATATGACAGACTCGATACGTTAAGAAGAAATGCAATAGAGTTTAATTTTAAGGCAGAACCTTTTGTTGCTAAGGGAAAACAAATCGATGACTTGTTTACAGCTTTAAACACTGCAGACGGTATATGGCGTTCTACACACGAAAAATACAAATTTCTAGGTGATTACCTAGGGTTCAAAACAGAAAATTTAACAAATTTAATGAACAGATTAAATGATGTTAAACCTACTGAAATAGCTGACAAACTTCTTAATCTTAAAAAAATAGAAGATATTGAAAAATTACAATTATATTTTCCTGAAGTAGCAGACTTAGTTAGAGCAAGATTGCTTAACGACATAAAGAAAAAAGCATCTAAAACTGGAAAATTCAGTCCTAAAATATTTAAAACAGAGCTAAATAAATTAGAAGAATCACAATTAAAGCTACTAGCTCCTCATTTAACAGATCCGAAAAAACTAATTGCTGACTATTCTAAGATAGTGGACAACTTACCTCCTGATATGAACCCATCTAACACTTCTGTTAACATGAGTTTTCAGAATATGTTTCAACTTGCATATCAATCCAGAGAGATGTTTAGGTATATGGTTTACAGATCAGGCCCAAAAGGTATGCTTGGTCAGATGACTAAGTATATCCCTACAAACGCAGCTCTTGAGAAAGCAGTTAATAAAGGAAAGTTTAATATATCTGATTCAGTAGAAAACTTCTTCAAAAAGTCTGCATCATTATCAACTAAGGCAATCAATAGAACCATTACAGGTCAAGACTTGTCCGATGATGATGTAAAAGAGATTGAAAAAAAGGTTGAATATTATCAACAGGACCCACAAGAGATCATTCAGGTTTACAACAAAAACAATAAAGCACTTTATGAATCTGCTCCTAAAACTGCAGGTGCTTTAGGTGCTAAGATAATGGATGCAGCTGCATTTCTATCTACTAAGGTTCCTAAAAAGCAAATTACACCTTTTGATGATGGAACAATATCAAGATCTGAGTTAATGAAATTTAAAAACTATGTTGATGCCGTTGAGAAGCCTTATAAGGTCATGAACAGTATTGCATCGGGGTACATTGCTCCTGAATACATGGAAGCATTTAGGGCGGTTTACCCTAGAATGGCAGAAGAAATACAAAAAGAATTCGCAGAGAGATTGCCTGAGTTTAATAAAAAACTAACTGAGAAACAAAAAGCAAATTTATCTGTAATTCTTGGACTTGATACTAGGAAAGCGTTTACGCCGACAGGGTTTAATATCCTACAGCAATTTAGTGGGATGCAAATCAAAAAAGAAGTCCAAAATATGCAACCACAGAGAAGAGTTTCTTCTGTAGGGGCAAAAAATATAAAATCATCAAGCCGAGAGCAATCGGGACTTGATAAAGTTCTTTATCGAACTTAAACTTTAATTGTCTTTTTGCTAAACAGGCAATTAACCCACGAGGGGATTAAAAAATGTCACGACGGAACGTACTTAACAAATATCAGGTTTGGAGTAATCTAAATTCTGCATCTATTACGGCTTCTCAAGAAAGCACAGTTGATCAACTTGACGTGATTAACTACATTATAAAAATAGATCCTACTGTTGATTGCATCATTAAAGTTGAGTTTTCTGGTGATAAGAATTCACAAAATCCTGTTTGGTACGAATTAGACTTTAATACACCGATAGTTTTAGACGGTTCTATTGATACAGAATACACATTACAAATAGAAAAACATTCAGCTTATAAGATGAGACTAAATGCAGTTTCAAACAGTGGTACAGGCTTAATTAATGCTTGGATCACTGGGAATAATTTGGGGGCATAATGAAAATATATCAATACCCACCAAGTATTCTGACAGTTGCTGCACAAGATTTATTCTTCCAGTACAATGGTGCACAGCAAGTTGTTGAGCAAGACACAGCTAACGCTGCAAATAACAAGGCACTGCCTTCACTTCAGTTCATATACGTTGACGGTAATCAAGTCCCCATTAAAAAAGATACTGTAACTCCTGCCAATACAGTTCCTGTACCTGTTGAGATCATTGGGTCTGGGTCTACTACGCTATTAACAGGAACACTTGATCCAGGAAACTCAAGCACTGTTGCATTGGGTGCAGGTGGTGTTTTTACAGGCACTGCGTTTGATATTACCTCTTATGCTGCAATAAACGTAAACGTTAAAGCTGACGTTGCTAGTGCTACCAATGGTGTAAAAGTTGAGTTTTCTCCTGATGGAACAAACTGGGATCATTCTCACTCAACTACATATTCTGGAACCACAGGTGTTGGATATATATTCAATGCTGAGTTTAAATATGCTCGTGTTGTATATACCAACGGTGCTTCTGCACAAGCATTTTTTAGACTTCAAACAATTTTTAAAACTACATTAGTTAAATCTTCTCTTTATACTCTAGATCAGACAGTAACTGGTTCAATGTTTGCTGAGTTAGGAAAGACCGTTATCATCGGTAAAACTACAGGCGGTGGCGGAGGGTTTGTTGACGTAAAAGTTAACCCTTCAGGTGCTTTAACCACAGAAACTCAACTAACTGCAGGTACGGCAAATATCGGTGACGTTGATGTACTGACTTTACCTGTGACTTACGGTGCAGGTAATACGGATGCTTCTACTCAAAGAGTAGTAATTTCATCTAACCAGGTAGCGGTTCCAGTTTCTAATGCAGACATTACAGCATTAAACCAGAGACTAGGCGGTGCTTTAGTTCCTGTAAAATATGATGAACTTGTTATTTCATACGTAGGTGCGACAACAGATATTTCAACCGTAGTTTATAAACTTGCTACTGTCACAGTTGCCACAGTGACTTTATCTTATGATGGATCTAGCCGATTGATCGGTGTAGTGAGGACATAATGCCTACTAAACAAGTATTTAATCCGCTTACTGGTAATTTTGACCTTATCAATGATCAAGTTTTTGGAATAGCAGTTGAAGATAACGGAACACCTGTAGTCAGTGCTGACACAATGGACTTCCAAGGGACAGTTTTCAAAGTCTCTAACCCTTCAGGAAGTAATGCAGACATAAAAATAGGTCCAGAGATTAATCTTGATCCTGTAAACTTAGCAACTATTACTTCACCTATTGACGGTGATCTTGCTTGTGACATAAACGCACAATATGCAATCAAAAGATATAATGCGGCTACATCATCTTGGGTTAGTAACATTTCAAACCTTGTTTATGGTGACGTTGATGATGGGTTAAATCTAGGTGCAGGCACTGGAATCTTTGCTCAAAAAGTTGCACAGAATTTAGAATTTAAAAGCCTAACTGATGGTGCAAACATATCTCTTACTTCAACCACAACTGAGATCGATATTAAGGCAGTCAATATTGCTACTCCTGCTTTAAACTGGGTCAAAGACACGTTAGGGCCAATATCTGAGTTTATAGACGGTTTTCTTTTTGAGTCATTTGATAACGTATCCGTTCAAGAAATTTATGTCGTAGTAAACGTACCTCCTACTTATGTGGCAGGAACTCAAATCTTCTTAAAGCAAGGCAAGTTCTTCTGTGCAGGTGTTTCACCTAGTACGGTTCAATTTCAAGCTGTATCTGCACTTATTAATGCCTCTACGGTTCTCGGGACTTACAGCAATACTTATACAAGTACTAATGCTGCAGTAACATTGTCAGCAACTACAAACTTGATTACAAGTATTGGTAACATCGATCTTACAAACGCAAGTGGTCAGATTAATGCTGTAGCAGTACAGGCAGGAGATAAGATTAGAGTTAAATTATATCGTGTTGCAGGTGGAGCAACACAAGATGCTAGGTTATTATTAGATAGTTTAGAACTAACATTTGGATAGGACATGATTAAAAACTTATTTTTACTTTTTTGGGCTGTTGCATTTTTGACTACAATGTCAAAAGCACAAGTATCATCTGTTACAGGACAATACCTACAAGACAACAATTTATTACTTAATCCGGGTTTTGAATCAGGAATTGGTAAGTGGACAAACAGCACAGGAACATTTACTGCAGATTATTCTGTTTTTGTCCAAGGTAAAGCATCTGGAAAGGTGGTCTTATCCTCTCAAGCTATGGACTTTTATCAAGATTCGACAATATTTGCCTCTCAACTTGCTGACGGTATGCAGGCAATCTTAACTGTAAAGATCAAATCAAACGTAGCAGGTGTTAGAGTATGCCCTAGGCAAGCAGGTGTTCTTATCACAAGCCTGTGTGTAAGTGTGCAGGGTAATGATAAATGGGGTCTATATCAAATTCCATTTGTCACAGGTGCAACTTCTCAAGGTATTTCAATTAACTCAAACTCTACATCAATTACGGGTACAGTTTATGTTGATGAATCTTATGTTGGTGTTTCTAATATTTTAAATTCTAGTTCTGAAGCTAAATTAGCAGGTGAAGCATATTTTGCAGGTACGACAAGTTGTAACTGGACTAGAACTTCTACTACGGTAGGAGCATTTGGCACTGTAGCAGCTTGTCCCGGACCAACAATCGTAAGGCAAAATCTAGGTGCTTGGCAAACTACTGACTCAGACCTTCCTAGAATAACTGTAAACAACTTACCTGCAGGAACTTATAAAGCTAAATTCATGGTGAGAACATTTCTTGCTACAAGTGGAAACTCTGGTTTTGCTATTAATGATGGAACAACTACCTGTGAACCTCAATACGGACAAACAGGTGGCATAGGTCAATACACTGGATTAATGGTTGAATGTACTTTTAATTATACTTCTGCAGGAAATAGAGTTTTTGAACTTTATGCAGGATCTACTGCTAACACTATTACTATTTCAAGTGACACATCCGCCTCACCTAGAATCTCATCTAGATTTATTCTTGAATATTACGGATCTAATTCTACCTATACAACAACTGCAGGTATTAATAATATTGATGTGTTTAGTGCAAAAATAAACAACAATGGTGATGCGGTAACAGAAGAAAATGCAGATTGGCTTCCTGCGACTTGCACAGATACAGACCCGGGTGAGTCATCTTGTACTTTTAACTCTGGAATTTTTACCACAACTCCAAACTGTTTATGCAATATTTCTAACCAAGTGAGTGTAGGCGATTGTAAAATCCTAGCAACATCAACAGGGTTTACAACTTATAATTCAGTTGCAAACAATTACAATATTCAAGTTATGTGCCAAAAACAAGGTGCAGATTTTGTAGCTAGTAAAACAATCACAGGAACATTTAACGAAGTAATGACAACTCCAGGAATATCTAAGCCTAAAACTTGTTATTATGCTTTCGGTGGTGCTTCTGCAACTCTTGCAAGCCCGACAGAATGTACAACAGGAACTTGTGTTGAGGTAGTTGATACTTGTGGAACTGGATCCGCACCAACATGGGCAACCACGGCTCTTTATCAAAACATGACTTTTGCTTCAGGTACTTTTGCAAATAGTTCACTAGTAACTTGTTCATGTGTTGCATGGGATCTTACTTCAGGGCAAGACCGCCAATGTGATCCGTATTTTAATGGGAATACTGGTTGGGCATCTAACTCAACGGGTGGTTTGAATTTTAACTTATTGTCTACAAACTCAGCAGGAACACAAGCCACAGCATACTTGCAAATTAAATGTGAAGGAACTGCGCCATGATTAAAATAATTATAAAATCAAACAACCTTATTATTGACCAATCTCATTACGAAGAATCAAAAGAAAAATTAGCATGGTGGTTAGATGGTAATAAATCATCTTACCCACAAGATGCTATTGTTGAATATCATGCAATCTTATACGAAGATGAACTAAAAGAATGTTTTGATAAAAGAAAATCTGAATATCCTAGCCCTGAAGAGTTTATGAATGCTTGGTTTGATGGTGGAACTCAGTCAATACACGATCTTGAACTTAAGAGACTTTCAGTTAAAGCTAAATATCCTAAGCCACAACCAAAAGAAAATACGCTTATTGAGTCAGTAGTTTTATTTCCAGTTACTGAAACAGAAATTATTGAAGAGCAACCGTTACCTGAGTTTATGGATTAATGATGAATAATGATCAAGAATGGCGCTCACATTTATTTAGCGAGATCAAAGAGATTAGGAAAGACCTGACTATTGTTAAGCAGGAATTAATAACTTTAAAAGTTAAAGTAGCAGCATTTAGTGCAGTATTAGGTTCGTTGTCTTCGTATATTTGGAGTAAGATTTTCTAAACAGGATTATTTATGGCAGCTGTACATGACATTTCAATAGATCAAGGTGCTTCTTTTAGTATGTACCTTACAATTAAAGATGAAGCTAACGAAAAAATAGATTTATCTGGTCATGTGTTTAGAGGCAAGATCAAAAAAGACCTGAGTGATGTTACAACTCAGGCAAACTTTACGTTCACAATATTAAATCAAGAAAACGAATCAACCAAGGGCATGGTTGAAGTAATACTTACTCCTGAGGTAACTGCATCCATACAAACAAACGCTCGTGGAACGTCCAGGAATGTCATTAAAATGATTTATGACATAGAGTCTGTGTCACCATCAGGGTTTGTAACAAGATGGGTTCAAGGGTTGGCGTTGATCTCGCCTGAAGTGACTAAGTAATGCAGTTACAGTTGAACGAACAATCATTCAACTTGTCAGTTACTCAACAAGTCTCAAACATAGAGGCATACCAAACTGCACCTTCTGTTTTAGATGTGCAGGTTCGTGGTTTCCAGGCACCAATTACAAAAATAAATCAGTATGCTTATCAACTTACTCAGTCAGATATTGATGAGAAAAAAGTATATTTGTCAGGAGAGTTTGCACCACAAGGCGGATTTATTAAGTTTCAGCCAAGAGGTGCACCATGCGTCATAATAACTCTTGATTTTATTTTTATTGAAGGCGAAAATTCAATCTCGTGGGATGGTCTAGGCTTAGATGGTCTTTTGGAAAAAGACGATTGGGTCGAGATTACCTACAGTTATTTTTATCACTAATTAACTTTTACAAGGAAGGAAAAAGATGAGTTTGCAAATTGAAAAAAAGTGGATCGGAGAGGAAGCTGTTGACGGAGAGAAAGTAAAGATTCTCTATGGTCAAGCACTTAAAGGTTTAGATGTTAATGGAAACGAAGTAGAAATCATTAAGATTGATGCTTCTGGTGATGCTGTTGTTCCTCAAGGTGTTGTTGCTTCTGAATCATTCGTTAACTCTGAAGTTGCTTCTGAAGCAGCTCTCAGAATTGCAGGTGATGCCTCTACTCTATCTTCTGCTCAATCATATACTGACGCTGAAGTATTAGAAGAAAAAGGTCTTAGGGAAGCTGAAGATCTTACTATGTTTAAGAAAGATGGTTCTCGTACCATGACTGGTGCAATAAACATGGGTTCATTCAAGATTGGATCACTTGCTAACGGTACAGTTTCTGGTGATGCTATCAATAAAGGTCAACTTGACGCTCTTGAAACTGATCTTGAAGGTCAAATTTCTAACCTTGAAACTAACCTTAACGGACAAATCTCACAGTTAGATTCAGATCTTTCTGCAGAAGAAACTGCTCGTATGTCTGCTGATTCTGCATTGTCTTTACGTTTAGATTCATTAGAAGCTGACGAAGTTTCTAAGTCATACGTTGATTCTCAAGATGCAATTCTTCAGGGAAATATTGACACAGAAAAAGGCAGAATTGATGCAATACTTTCTGCTTCTACAGCAGACAAAGATTCATTTGCTGAAATTGTTTCTTTGATTAATTCTGTTGATACTGAAAATGATTCTGCTTTTGCAGGATATGTTCTTTCTAATGATGCTGCTGTTGCTGCTCTTCAGTCAGAAGTTGACGCTACTCAGTCAGGTGCAGGTCTTGGATCTAACGGATCTTACTCTCCAAACACTGGTGTTAACTATATTGGTTCTGCTTCTAGCTTACACGATGCTGACAAGAAGTTAGATGTTAAGATGAAAGAAATTGCTGACGGTCTTGCACAGGAACTACTAGATAGGGCTTCTGCAGTTAGCGCAGAAGAGTCTGCACGTATTTCTGCTGACAATGCTCTTGACGCTCGCTTAGATGTTCTTGAAGCCGATCCAACAACTAAGACTTATGTTGACGCTCAAGATGTTGCTACTCTTTCTTCTGCTGAATCATACACTGATGCAGAAGTTCTTACTGAGAAAACCAGAGCTGAGGCTGCCGAAGGTATGCTAAGCATGAGAGTTCTCTTCTTAGAAGGGAAAACTCTTTCTGAAGATCTTATGTTTGAAGTTGGTGTTAACTCTGTTGGTGTTAACTCTGTAACACTTCCTCACATGGCAGCTGGGATCTATAAAGTTTGTGTCGGTCGTCTTAACGTGTTTAAGAATGTTGACTACACTGTAGGAACTGAAATGACTATGGTTAACGGAATTCCAAGCCCTAAGACTAAGTTAACTTGGATTGGTGAACTTGCCTCTGGCGGTGCTTCTCCAATATCTTCAGGTGACAAGATCTTTATCTCTTACCTTTATAACGCCTAATTCACTTACAGGGAGGGGTAACCCTCCCTTTTTTATTTTAAGGAGCAATCAAAATGCCAATTATAACTAAACCTTCACCATTGGAAAAAGATGCTACAGGTATTTTTTCTCTAGATAAAACTGCTCTTGCATTACATCCTTTAGTTGTTGCGAACGCACACTTCTCTTCACCAAACGTCTGGGAAAAAATTATTGTAAAATATAAATCAGAAACATTAGGTCAATTTGAATCAGTTGAGTTTAATGCAAATCTTGCTTCTCCTGAAGGTCAATTTTTTGTCAGTGCTACTGCAGAAGATATTTTTGAAGTGGAAAAAATAACAATCATTGATAAAGATGGTGCAATTCTTTTAATTCCAAGAGCTGAATTAACGGTTGCTGAATTTGATATTGATTTTGGTTATGTTGCACCTGAACTTCCTGCTTTTGACGGTGCTGCTAACTCTAATTACATTTCATTCCCAACATCAAGTAGCGCAATAAGACTTCAACCGAGTCAAAATGTAAATAACTCAGGACTTTCTAACTTCTGGATGTCTAGTCCGATTACAGGAAATTTTACATTTACAGCAACCGTAAAAGCAGGTTTATCGTCAGAAACAACTGTGCAAGCAGTGTTTGGATTAAATGATTCCTTACCACCAACGGGATTTGCTGCAAAGACTACACATTGGGGTATTCACTTTGTAAATTCTCCTAGATGGGCATACGTTTACGGAGCAGATGTTGTTGGAGCTGCTGACTATGAAGAATGGGCTACTGGAGGCACTTACAATATAGAAATAAAAAGAACGTCTGGAATAGTAAGTTACAAAATTGGAAATAAAACATTTCCTCAAACTTTAACAACATCTAACACATTATACATTGTAGGGTGTTTGCAAGTTGGATCTTGGGAAGTTACTGACGCTCAATTAATAATACCAGAAGCACCTTCCGTTCAAGCAGTAACTTGGAACGTAGCAAGTAAAACAGGCGTAGGCACAGTTACCACTGGTGTTAATGGACTCATTACTAAAGCTACAGGTGGTTCTGGCTATAACGTAAACGTACTATCAAATGAAACAATCACAGGTGATGGTTACGTTGAGTTTATTTGGAGTCATACAAACGTAGTATTTGGATTAGCTGAGACTAATGAACCAAACGGATCTTATACAAACACTATTTACGGTGGATACAATGCAGGCGGTGGTTGGGAGATTACAAATATTGGCGCATACAACGGATCTTCACTTCAAAATAATTCACTAGTTGTTGGTGACGTTATTAAAATTGAAAGAGTGGGAAATCTGTATAAATCATTTAAAAATAATTTGTTAATGCACACTTGCAATATTAATAACACCAATCCATTGAAAGCTACTGTTTGCATCTACTCTCAAACAAATGGTGTTAATGGTGCTACAATTTCTTTATAAGGAGATTATATGGAAATGATTATCGAGCATAAAGACACTTTTATTCTACTAGCTTTTGCAATCTCGGAAGCCCTTGCACTTATTCCAAGTGTTAAGGCCAATGGATTGTTTCAATTAGTTTACTTTCAACTAAAGAAGTTGAAAAAATAAGTGCTTATCCAGGCAATTATCGAGGCGGCGGAAGCAAGTCTTTCGCTGCTTCTTAAAAAAGAAGAGAACTTTACAGTCAGAAAATCACTTCAGATGATTGAAAAACTTAGTCAGCTAAAAAAAGATTTTTACAATGAATACAACAAAGATCCGTCCGTTCGTTCTGATGCTGTTCTTGATCATATCCAATTTGAGCTGCGCAACTACCTCCACGATTACACCTCCTTCATTCGAACTCAGAACTTACAGGATAAGTGAAACTTTAGACGGCTTAGAATACCAGTGGGCTACTATCGGTGCTTGTAAGAGAAAAATACTGGTATGGTGTAAAGAATATGAAATAATAATCAACAAGGATGTGATTAAGTTTCATGAAAAAGAAAAAATCAGAAGATTCTACGAAGCAGGATTTATCTTTAAAAAAAGAGAGTTGCCATAAATCTGACACACTAACTAGGTTAGTTGCTCAAAAGTTCCAAGCATTGCAAAACAATGACACTAAAACAGCTTTGTTGATTCAAAAAATAATTACCCTATTAGAGGCAAAGAAATGAGAAAGATAAAGTTTATCGCTTTGCATTGTTCTGATTCAGATCAGCCATTACACGATAACATCAACACAATCAGAGAATGGCATACGTTGAGAGGTTTCACTGGTCCCGATGGCATAAAAGGAAATCAAGACGATGTTGGCTACCACTGGTTCATAGATAAAAAGGGTATTTTGCATAAAGGGCGAGACGAGCAATATGTCGGAGCCCACATTAAGAACCATAATCGCTTTAGCATAGGGATCTGTTTTTCTGGAAGAACTTTTAAAGATTTCCATACCGATCAGTTTATCACTGGCAGAAAGTTAATCATCGATTTATTGAAAAAATATAATCTGACTAAAAGTGATGTGATTCTGCACAGAACATTAGATCCAGGAAAAACTTGCCCAAACTTTACCCTTGCTCAATTTTGGAACGAAGGAAAGTAAAGAATCATCTGCTCTTTAACTACTTCCAAGCTATCTGCAAGGAAAGCGCATCCACCTGATTTATTAATTTGGTCTATAAAGGTAACTTGCCCAGGACTCGCTTTCTCAAGTAATTCCTCTTGCGTTCTGTGAATAAACCTGCCTGTCTTTTTTGAAACAGTTGGACGCTTTACCTCAATAGCAAGAAACCTTCCTTCATACAGACCGAGAATGTCGGATACACCATCAATGTGATGTGGGTTATTAGACCGTCTGAAAATGTTTTTCTTCTGATCAAAGACACCGACAGATTGATTTTTCCAGACAAAAACCCTTCTGTTTCTTAAATAGGTTAAAATCTGGTTCTCAATTTGTTTTTCTGTGGGTGTAGTTAGCATTGACTCAACTTATTAAAGGGTTGAAACTATAATTGCAGGCGCTCGCTTGCCCATAAATCCTCAGGCGGTGACGTGCAAACATGGATGTGACCACGTTACCGCTTTAAATCTTCATCCTGTTCAATTTTTTCTTCTGCTCTTTTTGCTCTGTCATAATTTTGACTTGATTGTAGATGATTACTGCACCCAGTATTATGAACACAGATCCAATGATAATAAATTCCATTTTAAATCCATTTTTTGACATTTTCAGATAGGTAGTATGGCACTGAGTATTTAAGTTTGTCTTCTGTAATATAATTTTTTAAAGGTCCAGTTCCATGATGAAGCCCAGAGTAATGAGCATATTCGTGGAGTAAGAAACCAATTAGATCTAGCTTATCCATAGTTGGCAGCTTTCTAATATTAAAATAAATTTTCCCGTCTGCGTAATAACCAACAACTTTAGACCATGGATTTTTGGAACGGTAAGTAAACACACTGATGGGTTCCTTCTTTTTAAGTAGCAATTCTAAAAAATTACTAGGAGTGTCGTATTTAAATATTTCTGCATTTTTCTGAAGCTCTTTGGTCATAATTGAGTAAGGTGTTAAAAGTGACTCGGCTATCTGGATTGGATGTGACAACTCTTTGCCGATGATGCAGTTTCTAAATCTCATTTTTACCATCCTATAGGAGTGTTATAAGCAACCACTGCAGATAATATTACAACCATTACAAAATAAACTGCCATGATTTTGTCACTCATTTAAATCCTTTAGCTTTTTAAACTCTTCTAAAAATATTTGCTTTTGTTTGTCTACAAATTCTTCTGCAAGTTTTAGTTCATTCTCTAAAAACCTAATGCGCTCTAAAAATTTATTCATTGTTTTTGGAAATAAAACATCAACTTCCTTAGATGCTTTTACTGTAAGGCATACCTTAGATGCTGAGGTTTTATGCCAAGAGACTTCAATCTCAGCTACTTCTTCGCCTACAGTTAGTTTAATTGGTCCACTATCTTTTTTTGTTATTGTATGACCTACTAACAAAAAAGCTCCACATTACCATTAAGCCAACATGAATAAGATTCTTCACACTTAATAACTTTATCAGGTCTTTTTGTGTAAAAATTATTTGGACTTAAATCGTAATAATCACCATTTTTTGGTTCTGTTGTGTCGCCACGACTAATCTTGCAACCTTTAATGTGAGCAGAATAAAAAAGGGATCGCAGAGAGAGATTTTTGATTTTTCCGTTGTGACGATAATAAACCACAGGACCATTTATACTTAAAGAGTGGTCATTGATTGGAAAAATCTCCTTCCCTGTAGGGACATAGTAAACTCTTGCGTTTTCATCAATCTCTAACTCTGGGTATAAAATGCACTTTATTTTCATTTGGAAATTACCTCAATACAATTTTTTAAACTCTGTTTCATACTATAAGCGTAATGCCTCTCAAGTTCCGCTGCTTCTTTAAAACCTGTAAACCTACCAAAATAGAAACCAACAAAAAGTAAAAGAGCAGAAAATAATAAATCATAGACTAATTTAAAACGCATTTTCAATACCTGCATCCAATGGAAGGTTAACTAATGTTACGTCTTGCAGAGGGCGACAAACTGCAATGTCGCCAATGCGGTCATGATAAACCCAGTCTGACTTATCGAAGGAAAGAACAAATACAGTCCCAGGCTTATCTATGTCTGCTAAAGTTTTTGGACAAGGATCAGAATTTACTCTCATGTGGCAACACCAAAATAATAATGTAAAATATAAAGCCCAAAAATCCATGGGAATAATTTGCAAATTATTTCAAATAGTAACTTCATTTAAAACTCTACGTTTTTAAGTGAGTAAGACCTAAAGCGTTCGCATATAACTGTTGTCTTCTTAATTTCACCGTCTAACCAAGTATGTGCTTTACCCTCAATAAAAATGGTGTCACCTTCTAAAAAGTCAGTTTGAATGATCTCAGCTAACTTTCCATAACCTACACAATCAACATACTCCTTACCTTCCTTGTCCCAAGTCTTAACAGTAAACTTTAAAATAAGGTTTCCTGATTTTGCTTGTACTGGCTGCTTGTTTTTAATTGATCCCATTAAGAACACTTTATTGAAACTCATCTGCTAGACTTCCTTTCCATGTTTGCTTTTTCTATCAATGCGCTTGCTTCTGATTTGGTTATGTCATTAGAAAAATAAATTCCCATTTTAGTGAGTGCACCTTTTTGGGCATCCGATGCCTTATCCATGGGGTTTTTAATCTGCACTGGTTTTGGATCTTGGCTAGGTTCAACAATGAATGTCGGCTTAGGTGTCGGACTTTTGACAGGCAATGACTTAGATTGAACAACATTATTTTCCCAATCCCTAGATTCTTCATCATCCAAAGACTCGAGCATGAAGGTTTTTAAGTAGCAATACTTAATCGCCATAGAATATGCTTTACCAGTTGCTTTATCTCCAGAATCAATAGCATAGGCAAAACACTGGGTTTGGTATTGTTCTGTAATATTGTCTGAATTTATAAAGGTTACGGATGCCCAGACTTTAACCAGGTAATTCTTAGTTATTGTTTGTTGCCCTTGATATGATTTTACCTGGTCAAATATCTCTAATTCGCAAGTTTCCATTCTTGGCATTGCAACAATTCCTGCGTTAGCAATAGGGTCATGCAAAAGAGAAGTAACATCATCATGTGAGACAGCCGTATAAGATGCCCTGTCATTAATTTTTACCGTTGACCCTTTATTAACAGATCGAACTTGTTTCTGAATTTCGTTTATTTTTTGAAATAAATTTTTCATTTAATACCTCCGAAGATTTCTTTATAAAAATATTTTCTTGTTTTTCCACTTACATAACTATCGTAAGCAGCTGAACTGATTTTGAAAGATTTTGTACATAAAGAATACCTTCCAGGGTATTTAGCTAAATGAAACGTGTAAATAGTTAAAACTTTTTCAACACTTAAACCATTTGGCATACACTTACCCTGTTTTTTTCCATGCAAAATATTATCTTTTAATGACATCCACTCAAGGTTACTAAAATGATTATTAAATCCATTATAATCTTTATGGTTAACAGTTTCTAAATTGCTAGGATTGTCTATAAATGCTTCTGCGACTAGTCTATGAACTTTTTTATCAAGATATTTTCCATCTTTATATTTAACACATACCCTTAGATATGATTTTATTTTACCTCCTTTTGTTATTCTTTTTTTGTTTTTTACCCTTCCAAAGTTGCTTACAAAATAGCCAGTTGAATTATGTATTTCTTTCCATATTTCTTGCTTTTGTTCTTCGTACTGGTTTTGGTTTTTTTGTAATTTCATTTAAAAAACTCCTGATTTGTAAGTCAAACTGATCTAACTTGGTTTGTTTATACTGTTTCGCACAGAGGCATAATTCCCAGTGCTTTAATTGATCATCTTGATAGTAGTACTCAGATTCATGCCTACAAGTGGGGCAAGTGATTAATTCACTATTCATAAAGCTCTAGGAAGTTTTGGCGGTAATAACCTAGCTGAATCTTGTCCTGGTCAATCCCAGTATAATAAATGCCAGTGTCATCAATAAGAATTTCAGTAATGGTGAAAATTATGGATGGGTCTAGAAGGTATTTTACTGTGTTGCTTATGGCAAAACGTGTGTCCATTTATAATCCTTATCATTTTTAAT